GTTGCTGAAGAACAAATTGATGAACTAAAGGCAGAAACACTTGGTTCATATGTAAAGAAGGCTTCTGCTTCACGCAAGAAATCTTTGGAAGGTTCTAAGGCAGACATTAAGACCTGGGGTAAACGCCAAAAAGGTATTACAACTGCTGTTAAGAAATTGACAGATGTTGAAGAAGGCATAAATACACCGGATAGAGAATTAGAAGCAAGCACTTACAAAGGTGCTACAGGTACAACACACACAATACACGAGGAAACTAAAATGGAACACAAAACTCTTATCAATGAGGCCATTGAAAATATCCTTGAGAATAACCTAACAGATATGAAAGAAAATCTTATGGTTGCTCTACAAGAAAAAGCAATGGAAAAGTTGGAAGAACGCAAGAAAGAAATTGCTGCATCCTACTTTGCACAGTAAAGGATAGATTATGAAAACACTCAAGCAACTCCGTGAAAATTATGAAGATAGATATGTACCTCAAACCGAAGGTTTTGAGGAGATTGTGCTTGAGTCCAAATCTAAATCACTAACTAGATCAGACGTTCCTGCTCCTAGTAGAATGCCTGCTATGTTATTGTTTAGAAGAGTATCATACAGACTTTTTCCAAACGACCAGGTTGTGGCTTTATATTATTCCAAAATGGTCGATAAGTATCTTTCTGTACCTTTCGGTCCTGATGGAAATTTAAATCTTTCGGAGTCATCTGTATATGATACAATAGAAGAACTAGATTTATCAGAAGGTGCTAAATGGGATGCTGTTAAAGGTGGTCTTAAAGGTGCTGCTCACGGAGTTGTAAGAGGTGCTGCTATTGGTAACGTAGTTGCTCCAGGTCCTGGAACAGTAATTGGTGCTGCTATTGGTGGTGCTAGAGGTGCTTATAAAGGTGCTAAAGCTGGTTTGGAAAAGTCCAAAGAGCAATCTGTCAAAGAAAGTTTTAAAAAGAGACTTGAAGAAAAAAGACAAGAAAAGTTGGATGAATTTTGGCCATTGATTGCATCTTTAGCCGGTACTGCTATCAGTGGCATTACAGATGCAATTAAAGGCACTGCCAACAAAAGTGTTGCACAATCACAACAAGCATCCACACAACTTATGCGTGATAAGCCTGGTAAAAAGTCAAAAAGTTCTTGGAAAGATTCCTCAGATCCAGTGACAGCATCAAGATTAAAAAGTGCTGATCTTGCACAATCCAAATCGGTAACAACACCACAACAAAAGCAAATTAAAGAAAATAAGATGATTGATCTTCGTAAAATGGTAACAGAAGATATTGCTGAAAAAGATATTACAATAAATGGAAGAACAATTAAACTAAATACAGGTATGGCAAAAAGAATACTTGAAGTTTATGATTCGGTCAACACCAAAAACAAAAAGATTGTCGAGGGTATGTTAAATGAAGACCTAGAATCCTTCAAGAAATTATTAAATTTCGTAGTTAGGAAATAACAATGGCAACAGTAATTACAACACAAACATTAGTAGATAATAACCGTGAATCAGTCATTAAAATTGTAGGATCTGGTGGAAATGATGCTAATGTATCTCTTGTTGTGGCAGCCAATTTAGCATATGCTATTAATGCTACAGGTCAGGTTAGTAAAACAAATCCAAAAAGACTTAATAGAATTGCTATTAAACGCATTTGGGGTCATGGTCAAATGGGTTATAGTAACAACGTTACTTTAAGATGGGGTGGCAATACAAATACATCTATTGTATCATTTGGTTCCGGATCATTCGATTATAACTTTAATGTTGGTGCCTCACCAGGTATTATAGAAATTCCTGATCCGTCAAACTGCACAGGTGATATTGTGTTCACAAGTACCGCCGGTGCAACAGATGCTTGGACAGTTTTTGTAGCACTTAAAAAAGACGGCCGTGATTATGATCAAGGACAGACAAAAGATCCAGCAGCATTTAATGCAGGAGCATATTCCTAATGAGTAATCTAGTAGAAAGCATCCTCGCCGGAGACCTATTATCTGCTTCTCAATCATTTGAGGAACAAGTTGCTGAGATTATGGAAAAGAAACTCTGCGAAAAGAAAAAGATGATGCAGGCTGAAGCCATGGGTGGTAGAACAATAGACCAAGCAATAAAAGATATGAAGGCAAGAGGATTAAATCCACAACCTGCACATAAAGTTCTTGGTGATCCTAGAGACAAACCTTTACCACCAATAAAACGGAAAAAGAAAGTTTCAGAAGAAACTCTTGACGAGGCAGGATTATCACCAACAAAAATTGGTAAATTTTATAGAGCAGGATTAAAAACAGGTGCCGCTTTAGGTGGACTTTATGGTAAATATAAAGCATTTAAAGGAAAAGAATCACCTTCTCAATTTCCTAAAGATATGCACGACACACAAGCACCAAAATCAGATTATGAAGATACACCAACAGGTCGTAATCGTAAAAAAGCAGATGCAATTGCTGCTGCACATCCTCCAGGAGGAGCAGTAGTTGGTGCTACAAAATATCTTTCAAAGAAAATTCCTGGTGCTGTTGGTCGTGTTGCTGGCGAAATTGCCAGTTACAGTAACTTAGAAGAATAAATATAACTAAATAGGTAAGAAATGAAACTTATTAGAGAAGATATTCAAGACATTCAATACCTGGTAGAGTCCGATGGTAAAGGTGGTACAAACCACTTTATCACAGGTATCTTTATGCAGGCCGAAAAACAGAACCGTAACGGTCGTGTATATCCTATGAATGTGCTTTCAAAAGAAGCAGACAGATACAACCGTGAATATGTTTCTAAGAACCGAGCATTTGGTGAACTAGGTCATCCTGAGAATCCTCAAATTAACCTAGATCGTGTGTCTCATATGATAACATCATTGAAGGCAGACGGAACAAACTTTATTGGTAAAGCAAAAATATTGGATACTCCTAACGGTAAAATAGTTAAGAGTCTATTAGACGGTGGTGCAAGTCTTGGTGTGTCAACAAGAGGCGTAGGGTCTCTAAGGGCACATAACGGTTATCAACAAGTCCAAGACGACTATAAGTTAGCAACGGCAGCAGATGTTGTGGCTGATCCTAGTGCGCCTGACGCATTTGTGCGAGGTATTATGGAAGGAGTTGAATGGGTATTTCTTAATGGTAAGTGGACACAGCAGAATAATGATTATGCTAAGAAACTTATTAAAGAAGCATCCAAGCACGAAATCGAGTCCGTGGCTCTAAGAATTTTTGAAAATTATATTTCAAAATTATAAATAACTAAATATATAAGGTAAAAAAGGAGTAACTACCAAATGGCATCATTAACAGAAACAGCAAAGGCTGTGCTAGAAGGTAAAAATCTTCAGGAAGGTTATGGCATCAATTACCCATCAGTGGGTAAAGGTGGTGTTTCTAATCCAAATCCTGTCGATCCATCTACCGCTTCAACAGGCAATGCTAAGACATTACATCCAGGTTCAAAGTATAAAGAAGAAAAGAAACGTGCAGAGAATGGTGCTGGTGCTCCAGACTCCTCTTCTTTTGAAGGTGCACAACATGACCTTGGTGGTCAGACACCAACATCATTGCCATCAGGCAATCTTGGTGCTGCTGCCGCTGCTGACGTTGGCAAGGACACATCAAAGTCTGGTCAACCATCAGTTGCAGGCGAAAAGAAAAAGACATTAAAGGCTCAGCCACAGTCCGGTTCATCTGCTCCTGCAGGTCTACCAGAGGAAATGGAAGATGACCGTCCAGTTGTTGCTGAACAAGATGCAATTGCTGCCCGTGTTGCTACAATTAAAGAAGCAGCTAAGAAATCAAAAATGGCTGCTTGTTCAATGGAAGAAGAGAACGTTGAGGAAGAAATTGAGATTTCTGAGGAACTCGAAGACTTCATTAACGAAGGTATTGAAGCCGGTCTTTCAGAGGAAGAAATTCTTGCTGCTATCGACGAGAACTTTGAGTTTGGTGTCGAAGAAGAAGCACTAGAAGAAGAGACAGAGGAATCACCAGTCGAAGCATATCAGGTAGATATGTCAGAGCATGTTAATGCCCTACTCGAAGGTGAGAACCTTTCAGAAGAGTTTCATGCTAAAGCGACAACAATCTTTGAGGCTGCTGTAAAAGCAAAACTTGAAGAAGAGGTTGCTCTACTTGAACAGGCATATGTTGAAACATTGGAAGAAAGAGTTTCCGAAATCATGGAAGAACTTTCAACCAACGTTGATAATTATTTAAACTACGTTGTTGAACAGTGGATTGAAGAAAATGAAGTTGCTGTTGAGTCTGCACTCCGTTCAGAACTAACAGAAGACTTTATTTCTGGCCTTAAATCACTATTCGCAGAACACTACATTGACATTCCAGAAGAGAGTGTTCCTGTAGTAGAAGAACTCTCTTCAACAGTAGAACAACTTGAAGCAAAACTTAATGAAGAAATTGAGCGTAATGTTGCCCTTACATCAATGCTTAATGAGTCTCGTAAGGTTGAACTTGTTGCTGCTGTTTGTGAAGGTCTAACAACAACTCAGGCTGAGAAACTAAAAGGTCTCGTTGAGAACGTTGAGTATACCGAAGATGATGAGTTCATTGTAAAGATTTCTACACTACGGGAGAACTATTTCCCAACTGTTGTCAAGAACAATAATGATGTTCTTGATCGTGTTGATAATGCTAAGGCACCAGGGATGATCAGTGAAAGTGCTGAAAATCTCGAAGGACCAATGGCTAATTATGTCAAAGCACTTGGCAGAAGTCTTCCAAAGTAATTAAATTAACTACTTAAACATAGAAAGAAGGAAACTAAAATGTATTTAACAGAAAATCTAGAGCAGAAGTGGTCACCAGTTCTTGACCACGAAGGCCTAAACCCAATTAAGGATTCATACCGTCGTGCAGTTACCGCAGTCATTCTTGAGAACCAAGAAAAGGCTATGGCTGAAGAAGGTAACATCCTAAACGAATCCGCTCCTACCAACTCTGGTGGTGGCCTCGGTGCTGGCACAAACATTGGTTCATACGATCCAATTTTGATTTCACTCGTTCGTCGTGCCCTTCCAAACCTTATTGCTTATGACGTTTGCGGCGTTCAGCCAATGACAGGTCCTACAGGCCTTATCTTTGCTATGCGTTCACGTTATAAATCAATGTCAGGTACAAATGCTGGCGTTGCTGGTTCAAACGAAGCACTCTTCAACGAAGCAAACACAGCATTTTCTGGTCAGAATAATGCATTTGGATTCAATACAACTGGTTCACACCCAGATGCCAATAACAATCCATTTGCTGATTCAACACTTGCTGGTAATTCATATCCAACAGGTACAGGCATGTCAACAGCACAGGCTGAGGCTCTCGGCGATTCTGCTGGTAACATGTTCAACGAAATGGCTTTCAGTATTGACAAAGTTACCGTTACTGCTAAGTCACGTGCCCTAAAAGCAGAATACACCACAGAACTTGCTCAGGATCTTAAAGCCATTCACGGCCTTGATGCTGAGACAGAGTTGGCAAACATTTTGTCAACAGAAATTCTTGCTGAAATCAACCGTGAAGTTATCAGAACAATCTATCGTTCTGCTACACTCGGTGCTCAGTATGGTGTTACAACTGCTGGTACATTCGATCTTGACACCGACTCAAACGGCCGTTGGTCAGTTGAGAAGTTCAAAGGTCTTATTTTCCACATTGAACGTGAATGTAACGCAATTGCAAAAGCTACACGTAGAGGCAAGGGCAACGTCCTTATCGTCTCTTCAGACGTTGCTTCAGCAATGGCTATGGCTGGTGTTCTTTCCTATACACCACAACTTTCTGCTGATCTAACAGTTGACGATACAGGCAACACATTCGTTGGTATGCTTCACGGCCGTATTAAGGTTTATATTGACCCTTACTTCGGTGGTTCAGCAAACGGCGACGAGCTTGTAACCGTTGGTTACCGTGGTCAGTCACCATTCGATGCTGGTCTATTCTACTGCCCATACGTTCCACTACAGATGGTCCGTGCAATCGGTCAGGATACCTTCCAGCCAAAGATTGGCTTCAAAACACGTTACGGCATGGTTGCAAACCCATTTGCTACACTTGCTGGTGACGGCGTTGTTGGTACCCGTGATGTTACCAATCAGGCTAACATCTACTACCGCATCTTTAGAGTAAGAAATCTTACCTAATAATAATAAGAAATCGGGTAACCGATCAGAGAGGGGCCTTCGGGTCCCTCTTTTTTTATACCTAAATAATGGACGGAGGATACTATGGCTATAGAAAGTTTTACCACTAATATACCAAAAAATACCAGTCTATTACAGGCAACAAAGTTCACCTTTCTTATTCCTGATAAACCGTATTTAAAATACTTTTGTCAATCGGTCAGTATTCCATCCGTTTCAACAACCGAAATAACTATACCTACCCCATTCTCCAACACCTATAGACATGGTGAGAAATTAAACTATGAACCACTAACTATCACCACTTTGATAGATGAGGACCTTCGGGTGTGGCAGGAAACATATAACTGGTTATCATCTCTAACCAGACCGGAATCATTTGAACAATATCCAAGAAAAAGTCAACAAGATAAAACACCTCTTTATTTTGATGGTTATCTAACTATCAATACCAATGCCAACAATCCTAACATTCGTTTTAAGTTTCTTAACTGTCATCCTACCTCCATCAGTATGATTAATTTTGATACCAAATTGGATGCAGAAACTATTCCTACCTGTGACATTACCTTCCGTTATGATGTGTTTGAAGTTGATAGGTTGACTTCTTAACCATTTTGATTTATAATGATAATTTAAAAATGGAGTAAATATGAAACCGCCCGTAAAACTGGATGAGTTGCGTGAACAATGGTATAGTAAGGATAGCATCATTGATGAATCCGAACCAGGCAAGGAACTAATCCGAATTTCATCTTTACATGGTAAATATCTAAACATCCTTTCCTATCACCGTATGTTGGCAAGGAAATATGTAAAAGACTATGAGAAAATGAAATTGATCAAGACAGAATACTATCTTGGTGAACTTTCATATGAAGAATTAAAAGAAAGAGGTTGGGAACCTGAACAACGGAAGATAGGTAAACCTTCGTTACCTTTATACATGGATGCTGATGAAGATTTGACAAACCTACTTGTTAAAAAGATGGTACAGGATGAAATTGTTGATCTTTGTACCATGGCAATTAAAGAACTAAATAACAGAGTGTTTGCGCTTCGGGCGTTTATAGAATGGAAGAAAATGACCTCCTGATGTCTGATTTCATCTTACAAAATAAGAATGAGGCATACCTTCACATTAGTTGTGATGAAGGTAAAGCATGGGAACTCCGTGATGCCTTTTCTTTCCGTCCTCCAGGGTTTCAGTTTGTTCCTTCTTACAAGCAGAAACTTTGGGACGGTTATTTAAGACTTTATTCACCTACCACCGGTCTGATATATCGTGGCCTTGCACCACAGGTAATGAAGTGGATCAAGGAAAAAGGTTATACATATGAGTATGAGGATGAGGACTTAGACACATCATTCTCCTTAGAAGAGGCAAAAGAATATGTCGAAATACTCAATC